CCAACCATTGCCATCTCTCGATCTGCTCCTTTAGCCGTCATGTTGAGTGTCTTTCTCAAGTAGCCTTTTCCGAATTTCTGCCATTCGTCGTACTGTTCAGTAGTCATGGTCCATTCATTAAACCAATCGTCTTTTCTTCCTATGACGTCTTCGAATGTCACAGAGTGACCGGCGATCTTAAACATCTCATTGATCAGATCAATTATTGCCTGATCCATCTTTTGTTCTCGAGTTAATCTCTTTGCCATTTATCTTTTCTAGTTAGTATACAAGGTTTCTACCTAAATTAAAAATCATAGTCCACTAAGTCAATCATTCCTTGAACTGAGTCTAATGCGTCTCTTAAGTTAGTGTGTTTAGTCGTCTTCCAATGGAAGGGAGTCTTGCTGTTGTTTTTAACAACACTCTTTTTTCCAGGAGATTTTAGGTTTAACGAATCGCGTAATTCGTCTTCGTTCTGCCAACTGACCCTATCTCCCTTTAGGTTTCCGTCATTCCATTCTATTCGATAAAAGGTGTCGGATAGAAACATCATCTCTGCTCCGGGCCTGACTTCCATTGAGCCTGTTACATGAGCAGCATACAGCTTTTTCTTACCCTTTTTAGGTTTACCCTTTATTAAAACGATTGCGTTGTGCTGAACGTTTTCGAATAATTGCTGAAATGAGATTATGTGTTTCATACTAGTTTATTTATTAGTGAGGATAAATAAAACAAAACAATCGCTTTGAGTAGAGCAGCTAGTTTTAGAAACTTTATATTAGAAGATTTCGAGTATCACAAAGAGTTATGTCCTAAAATATGGGATGCTTCTGAAGAGACAGGCGGACAGTTTAGGATAAAACCTGAAATAAGAGAAAAGCTAATGGCGATCGCTAAAGACTTTTGGAGTTCTTTAAAGCTAGAAGTAAAGGTGATTGATGTACAGTTAACGGGTTCACTCGCAAACTATAACTGGACAATGGCTTCAGACCTAGACGTTCACATCATAATAGACTTTGCGGAAGTAAATCCAGACATTGAGTTGGTTAGAAAGGCAATGGACGGGCAACGCTTCGTTTGGAACCTAAGACATCCAGTAATAATTAAGGGACACGACGTAGAATGCTACATTCAACACAAGGACGCACAGCATAGAGCATCCGGACTTTATTCTCTATTAAGAGACCGATGGATATCAGTTCCTTTCTACAATCCACCAGTCGTTGACGAAATGGATGTTAAGGAGAAATCTAGAGTAATAACAAAAGAGGTCAAAGAGATAAAGGCCAGATCAAAGTCGGCAACTGGTGAAAAGGCTAGAGAGCTATTAGACTATTTGGAGAGATTTAAGGCAAAGATAATGGCCGATCGTAAGTTCGGTCTCTATGACACAAAGGCTGGAGAATATTCAGTAGAGAACCTAGTTTTTAAGGATCTTAGGAAAAACGGCACGCTAGAAGAGATCATTGATCTTGCATCAGACATATATTCAAAGATCTATTCTGAATAAATAATAAAAAAATACAAAACATGTACAAGTATTTCGACTTTAAAAAGATATTCGAGGCAGATGACTCGATGATGCCAGAAGAAGGCATGAGCCCAACTACTTCTGAACCTGAAATAAAAACAGTTGATCTTAAAAAGGCGAACGCTACAAGTAAGCTGCACCTGCTTCTTACTGGAACTGAGGTCGATCAATTAAAGACACAAGGTTTTTTAAACAAGACTGCTGAGTGGAAGGAGATCGATAATGAGACAAAGATCGTTCCCATGCAGGTTTCAATATACAACGCCGACTCGGGAAAACCTTCACCGACCGTTGAAGACGGAGTGTTATCGTTGACCATAACTAATCAAAAGCTTGAAGACATTCTTTTAGGAATTGAGGGAGGTAGTACAGTAGAGACAGAAATCCCGTCAACTGATAAGACTCTAGAAGGTCAGCCGGTCAGAGTCGCTTTGACTAGAGAGATAGACGTGACTAGCGTAAAACCAGGAGAAATAGCTGTTCCTGCAAGCGCAGAACAACTAGCAGACGATGTCCCTGCTCCAACCGAAGGATCTCTTCCAGAATCATTTAGAAGTCTTATGAAGTTTGATGACTTCGTCAATGAGGCAAAGAAGAAGGATAAAGTTACTTCTGACATGATTGCTAAAGAATTAAGTAAGCTTAGCGGTAAAGACAAGGACAAGACGAAAGAAGGTCTTCAATTAAACAAGAAGGACGCTAAGAAAAGAAAGCAATTGGTATTAGCTAAAAACCTAATGAAGGCTTCTGGAGCTAAGAAAAAATAAGAAAGAGATGAGAATAAACGAATGTTCATGTGGATGTGGTGGAACCAGCACAGCATGTAAAGAAAAGGAATTAGACAGTTACATGTTCTTTGGGAACCTACAGATAATAAAGAGATCGATTGATGCTTTGTTACAGATGAATCCTTCAGACGTAGATGCGATCTTAAATGACGGTCATGACTGGGCAGCAGATCACATAGCAACATCAAAGGATGACATCCAAGAAGTTGCTGACTTCTTCATTAATAAATCTGCTAGAAAGTCTCATTCAGGAGTAATGATGATGGGAGACGATCACCGCTTGATGGATACTCACGCTATCAAGACATTTGAAAGCTTCTTATCTGAGAGCAAGAAGGCCAAATCGAAAAAAGACCAGGACGAAGACGGTGACAATGACTTTGCTGATGCTAGGATCGCACAGTACATTGCTGGTGGAATGTCTAAGGCCGAAGCGATTAAGAAATCAAGAAGATTTAACAAGTAATCTCACAATACTTTACAAAAAAGGAGCTCTTCGCTCCTTTTTTATTCATTTAACTTTCGGAAAGCCTTAATCTTTTCTAGAAGCTTGTCATCATGGTGGTCGAACCATCGTGTGTCCCTAATAGTTGCAGTCAAAAAGGAAGGAAGTTCAGCAGTTTCTTCTGGAGAAATGGTCCTATAACCTTTAGATACTTCTCTACCTTCTGAGTCAACTAGGTTTGATTCAAAATCAAAACCAGTAACGCTAGTTATAAGCTGTCTATCCATTAGTCGCTCTTTTAAATAAACAAGTTTGACCGTGCCAGACTTCAGAGACTTCAGAGTTCATAGCGGCCCTCTCCATGTATGCCCTGACTGACTTTATCTTATCATAAACTAAAACGGCACCGTCCGTTCTAACTATCTTTACGGTCGCTCCTCCTTCTTCTAGGCTAAGGTCGTTTGACCTAAAACCGTCCGCTACTTTAATTTCTTTGTTCTCCATGTGAGTTTTACTTTTTTAAGTTAATGTACCAAGATAAATAACTAAAATAATTATACAAAATGCCAGGAAGAGTTTTAAACTTTTTTGAGTTTTCTGATAAGTATTCTAGCGGCGAGGCCACTGAGAAAGACTTGCAAGACGTGACAGCGGCTGCTGCTAACTTCACAGACGGTTTCGATGATTCGACTTACGATCAGCCTGAAATAAAGCCAAATCGACCAGTAAGCGGAGAATATGAAAGCACTCCAACCCAACCTAACAGCTTTAATCCAGAAAGCTCTAAGGAAATGGCTGCACCTGTAGAAAAAACTGAACCTTCTGATGAGGAAGAGGACGACGACGACGATGAGGAAGACGATGACGACGAAGAAGGAAATCCAGAAGAAGGAAATCCAGAAGAGTCTAACGAGTCTCTTACTTACGCTAAGTCATTCAGCAACTACGTAAACGAAATGTATTCTGATTATTACCCAGAAGAAGAGGACCCAGAAGCAGAGATGCCATACACAATGGAACCTGATTCAACTATGGGACTTGATCCATATGCAGTAGACGGAGCGGATAGTTTTGGTTACTATCCAGAAGGAGAGGATGTATGTCCAGACTGTGGTGAAGACTACTTTGAAGACGAATATGGAGTCAACTGCGGTTGTAACATGTAAAATCTAAACATTATGGAAGAAATGTCAGCGATAATAGTCGCTTTTATCACTGGTGTATTAGGTCCAGTAATAGTGATGACTATAAAATACTTTATAGATAAAAAGTCCAAGAAAAAGGACATGATTGCTGACGCTTGTGAAGTTAGCGGAGCAGTAACGCTAAAGCTAGATGAGATAAAAGAAGAGTATGGAGCAGACCGTGTATGGATAGCTCAATTCCACAACGGTGGTCACTTTTATCCTACTGGCAAGTCAATCGCCAAGTTCAGCGTCTTCTATGAGACAGTCGAAGTAGGCGTTTCTTCAATACAATCTAACCTACAGAACATTCCAGTAAACCTATTTAGTAAGTCCATAAATCACCTATTGAAGGATGATTTGATCCGTATACCGGATTTTAAGGACGAGACTCAAGCAACTTACGGACTCAAGTATTTTGCAGAAGACAATGGAACTAAGTCCCAATACCTTTTTTCAATAAGAAGCATAGACGGTAAATTCATAGGAGTATTCTCATTGGACTATACAAGAAGAAAGACTAGGCTTACTAACGAAGACATCATTGATTTAGAGATAAGTGCCGGTTCTCTTGGTGGAGTTCTAATGAATCATTTAACTCGATGAAAAGAATAGTAGAAAACTTTAGAGAATTCATTGATCTGGCTAAGATAAACCAAGGACCAGACGGGTGGAGCATCTATGGTTCTAATCCTAAGAACAATGACCGTGAGATGATCGAAGGCGTCATTGAGATACTCAACAAAGTAAAAGACTTAGATAATAGAAGATCGATCGCAGTCGATATGTTAGATAAGTTTAAAGAAGAAGGAGTTAAGGTAGATCACGATTCATTCATGAAATCATGTGGATTCTCCTCTAATAGTCGTCGTCATCGTCGTCAAACGAGATAGCGCTAAGGGATTCAGATTCCCAATTCAATAGAACATCATCAAGTTCATCATCAACCATCAGTAGTATCTGTAGATAATCAGGCTGTTGAGCTCCTCTGCTTAGCAAGATACGCTCTTTAATGGCTTCAGTCTTTTTCAAGATTGAAGATCTCAATTCTTCAATTACTGCTTCAGTCTTTTTATCATTCGCGTCTTTAGCCATGGCAAACCTTTATAAGATTATATCGACAAAACATAAAAAGTTTTAGATAAATAAACTAAAGAAAAATAAGTCTAATAACATGAAGAATTTTATGTCAATCAGAAAGTTGTATGAGGATTTTAATCCAGAAGACGCTGGACAAATGCCACAAGTACAGTCAATGGATCAGATGATGGCTCAGGAACCTATACAACCTGAAGAACAAATTGAAGCTGGTGCACAAGAAGAACCAGTTGAAATGCCAGCTGCTGAAGAGCCTAAAGCCCTCCCTGATTTTGACCCGATGAACTTGACAGTAGCTCAATTCATGGAAAGATGTGATAAGATAAATCCATTGGTTTGCATGGGACTTAAGAACTTTATCGAAGAAAATGGAGAAGCTCTTGCTGCTGAAGTAAACGGAGGAGAATCATTTGACTTAGACAAGGAAGCGAACTTAGACTTTCCACCTGCTGAAGGAACTGAACAGCCTGCTGATTTTTCTTTAGACCAACCTGCATCTGACCTTAACTTCCCACAAGCACAGAACGCACAAGCTGTTGAAATGTAAAAACTTTCTGACTGATGAAGAAGGCTAATGAATGGTATGGTGCAAACACGATGGGCACAGACGTTGACCATTTGATTCCTTCTCCCGACGAAAAGAGAGCAAATCACTTGATGTATACTGCTGGGACCAGTACAACAATCCCTTCACATTGGAACAATTCTCCTTTTCTTAGCGGAGGAAGACTTACTAGTGCATTTGGTGCAAATCCAAAGGGTAAGAAAAAAGCCGTCATGAGTTACGAAGAGTTCTTGACAAGCAAGACTAAAAAGGATAAATAACAAAAAAGGATATGGGATACATTCAGAACTTTACTAGCTTCACTAACACCGCTCAAAAAATGGTCAGTGAAGAGACTGATGTGATGTTGACTGATGCTACTCTAAAAGATCTGGATTCAAAGATACAAGCATACAAGAACCAGATAAACCAGTGGGAGAGAGACATTGAGAATAGAAAAAAGGTTTTGGCTGAAGAAGCTGCTAAGAAACAAGCAGCAACTGCAAATCAGGCTGCTGCACAAGCTGCTCCAGCTGCGCCTGCCGCTCCTACTACTTAACTAAATGGAAAGAAAGATAAAGACATATGATGATTTTGTTAATGAATCGACTAAAGAAGTGGTTTACCCTACTAATTTTAAAGGTATGGTACAAAGCGCCTTATCTGGACTTTATACTCAGATCATTGCCATAGCTCAAGAGCTAGCTAACGAAAAAGCGGCTAGAAACCCAAATAGATATTCTGGTACGATCCAGGAGGTCGACATAACTAGGGCTATGAATATGATATTCCACAGCGATTGGAAGAAGAAGATTAAAGAGAGGGCAATCGGAGACGTCTTACAGAATTCTATGAATAGAGCTGGAAAACAGGACGAAGTAATAGGAAAAAAGAACCTTAGAGCGTTAGGTCGTTCTAATGGGGACAAGGACTTTAACCTCGATATCGATAAGTCAAGCGTTAGATTTAGCGATAAGCGAGAAGGGACTGGCCCAGGTTCAAACCAATAAACAAAGAGATGACAGAAGTAGAATTGATAGCGGACATAAACGATGAGATCACCTTCTCAGGAGCCTTACCTTATTCCTTACCGGAAAAGGAGATAAAAAGGATCTTGGAAAACGATAGTCGTTATTTTTACGATAACTGGAAACACGCTGTCGAGTCCCAATACTTGTTATTACCTTTAGAACTATTCACGACTCCACAGTTTACTAAGAAACGTCAGATCGTTTTACCGGATTGTGTACAGTTCGTTGTAGACTTTAAAGAAGCAAAAGGCGGTTCGATATTCGCAACAATCGATAGAGACTTTGCTGAACAGAAATTCATAGGTTCTGAAGTATTCTTAACTCCATTTATCGGAGAAAGCATCATGTACAGAACAGTAATGTTTTCCTTTTTAGACTTAACGAAAGCGATGTTATTAGACTCTATCGCATACGACTATAACAAGAACACCAAACTGTTAGGAGTATTAGGAAGAACACCTAGGACGGCGGCAGTATTAAGAGTCTTTAAGAAATTAGATAGGGATAAGTTATATGAGGATGAGATGTTCCAACGTTTTGTTCGTGCTCACGCGAAGGTTAGACTCTCTCACATGTTACAGACATTCAACTATCAATTGCCTGGAGGAATAGCAGTAAACTATCAAAACATAGTCACTACCGCTGAGAAGGAGATGGAAGAGGTAAAGGCCATGATGAAAGGCGAGAACACAGCTGATTGGATGTTCTTACACAGACAATAAATAAAACAAATGGCACAGCTTAGAGAGATTTACTTTAGGGATCAAAACGATCCTAAATATAGAGCCGATCAGGTTGAGGTTACTGATGACCTTGAGGCTACTATCCAACAGATCATGATGACGATCTTTACTAAGAAGGGAGAGGTTTTAGGAGAACCTAATTTCGGCCTAAACTTAGACAACTATCTCTTTGAATTTGATGTTGATCCGACCAGCCTAGGTAGAGCTGCACAAGACCAGATCTATAACTTTGTGGCTGAGACCAGAAAGAGAAGGATCACAGTGAAGCCTTCTCTTTATCCAGACTCAGTTTCAAACAGGGACATCTTAGTCTTGTTGATAGACATCCCTGAAATAAAGGAAAAGATTGCTGCTTTCTACGACTAGAATATCTCTACTCCAGCAAAAGACTGAATCAAAACTCTCAAGTTTCGTTGTTGATTACTAAGCATTTCAATCTCAGTTCGCTTTAATTGCATGTTCTTAGAAAGACTAGAACGAGTCGCAACTAATCCTCGGTGTTCGGCGCTTTCGTTACAGTCGCTAACAAATGCCATCTTTCTGGCCTCGTCATTACTGTACATCTTTTTACCAGCATCGTCTACTGCAGCAAGTACTTGTGATTTGATTTCAATCTCTAAGTCAGAGATAGCTTTTTCGTTTGCCTCAACTTCATCGTTAAGACTGATTATTTGGAGCTGCAAATCATAAACCTTTTCGGGAATGAGAGCTAGCTCTTGTGCCATTTCTTGTGGTGTTTTCATAAAATAGTTTTTAACTATAATACTATAAACTTCTTAATGGTTAAAGCTGACCTGCTCCAGCGGTTTCGCCTCCTTCTTTAGTCTCACTACCGCCTGCTTCTGCTGGTGCTGCTGCTCCGCCTGCCGCTGCTCCACCTGCCGGTGGCGCTGCTGGTGCGCCTGGTGCTGCTCCTGCTGCTGGTGGCATCTCAACTTCAATGTCTAGTTTCTGTTCAAACCATTGTTGGTTAGATTCGATTTCACTCTCAGTCAACTTAAGCTCTTTTCTAACTAAGTATTCGGTAGAGAAGAATGGTGTACCGTCATCGTTCATGACTCCTTTCTTAGCTTGGAATGCTGCGATTCGTTTAGCTTCGATATCGTTTTGTTTAGCTTCTTCGAAGATGTTATCGTTGTTATAAGTTATCCCGATTGCATTGTTAAACTTATAATCATCTCCTAATTCTGGAAAGTCTAAGCACATTTGCAAGTACCAAGGTTTTACTAGCATTTCAGAGAATGCTGATCTTAGTCTTCTAATGAATTTCTGATATCTGACTTCCTCCCTTGTGATACCTTCTGCGTTTAGGGTAAATGCACCCATACCGCTCTGTCCTTCCCAACGTGAATAAGGAATCTTGGAGTCCATCTTTAATTTCTTATAGAAGTAATTTAAGAGTTCAGAACCAGAAAGGTTTGGACCAGGGGTCTGTAATGCTTCGATCTTGATCTGTTGCTGTTGGTCGTTTACTGGCATAACATAGTTCTTATAGAACATGATGTTCGGTTTACCGTCAACGTTTAGCTCACCAGTATCTCCATTAAAGTAGATGTCTTCTTTAAATAAGTTTAGGAATTCACGAACGTCTTCTTGTCCTTTTTGAAAGCTTTTACTTCCGATTGGAACTGTTGTAGTTAACCTGATTGGAGCGTTCATAACGTGCCAAATTACCTTACTGTGTTCGATTATTCTTAAAAGGTTAAACGATCTGATCAACCTTTCAACAAAACTAACTCGTTTTGTTCTAAAATGGTTGGCGTAAGATATGTAGATGACTTGTGAGTCGTTTAGGATTCTAGTTGCACCGTTTGATGGATCGTATTGTACCCACTGTAAGAAAAGCTTTCCTTTAGGATCCTTTTGTAACTGTGGAGCAATACTAGCTGGGTCGATCTCTTTGAAACCTATGATCTCTTTAGGTTTATCTAAATTATCGTAAAGAACTTCAAAAGAAAGGTGACCTTCTACTAGGAACTGGAATGCGTATTGCCATGCAGCTATCCCTTCTCCGAATCCCCAAGCAGTATAAATCTTTTCAAAGTTGTCGTTGTATTTGTCAAGTACTGCCTTTTGATAATGTAGTCTCTCTTCCTTGTTGTCTCCCCTATAAAGAAGCTTACCTGTCATGTCCTTTGCGTATGCGAATCTACTCTCTTCATCATAGACTATCATGTCATCGACGATTGTTTCTAGAATGAATTCGATTTCGCCATTGGACGCAACGTCCCTTAGTCTTTCTCTTTTAACGACATAATCTAATTGAAAGAAGGCAATGGCCTTTGTTCTTAGTTGGGAAGTAGTATCAGCTATCGCCATTGAGAACTTCATGAGCTCGTCGTTAGCGCTTAGCCTTGTGCTTCTTGCTTGTAGCTGGCCTTCGATAAAACCAATTGCTTGTGAGTTTCTAAGAAGAAGGTCCTCATGTCGAGTACCGAACTTACTTAGGCCGGCTAGTGTTCCTCCAACCTTTCCTTTTGATGTGTCTAAAAATCCAGCCATATTATCTGTTCAATGAATTTGTTAAAAAGTCCTCGTAGACTCTTGCGAGACTAACGTTTTCTGGTAGCAGTCCCCTTTCGGAAAGCCTAGGGTTGACTAAAGTGCCAAAGCGGTCCCAGTCAATCAACCTAGCCGAAATGATATCGTCCATGCTATACTTATTTATCGCATAATAAAGGTTATCTGCACCCGATAACTCTGCTAAAAGGCTTGGAGTTATCATATAGAATTGCTGATCAATTATTTGACGCTCTTCAAATGGACGAAGGTTACCTTTATTATCATATAGATTAGCAAGACCGTTCTTTAGAGAAAAGTTCCAATATATTTGAAGCATCTTCTCAGCAACGGGAGGAGGAATCACTCTTAAGTCCAATATTATAGCAGACTCCTTCCAGTTTTCGTGAAAAAAGACTAAACCTGTTGGGTTCAAGTCTAGGTATCGTTTACCTCTAGTATAAAGAGCTATGAATTCCTCATCGAAGTCAGCTGCAGGCGGTACTATGTCAAAATAATAGAACCTTCCTGGCAATAGATTGAATCGGTCGATGGGTTTGCTCTTAAGCTTGCCTGACTCGTCTATTTCTGACGCGACTTGCTCAAAAGTAAGGCGGCCGTTGTTCTTTTCTAGGGATTCAAAAGTCTTCACGATATCTTTTACACCTTATTGAACAGAAAGTTTTCGGTTATTATCCCGAATCGCATGTTATTCTTGGTTGCATGCACTCTAGCAGCCTTAAACTTTGCAGTGTTTATTAAGTACTGCTTAGCGTGTCTAGCATAATTAAGGGTCTGCTTCTCAGTAAGTCGTTTGGGTTCCTCAGGTGGGCTCAAATACTTATTGGGTTTGATCTCAATCAGCCATTTAGTTATGACTCCTTCAGGGCTCTTTGTTGCCATGTAACAGTCTACCCAATATGTGCTTTCCTTTTTTAAGATGGGATTCCAATAGGGAATCCCTACTGGTTCTGATGCATATTCAATAACGCTATCAGTATTATCGCAATAGACAAGAAACTTAAGTTCCCAACTAGATCGATAGATTATTTTGGTGATGTCGCCTTTGTACTTATCTGGGTTTTGAGGAGTAAAATATCCCTGCTTAACCTTACCACGTTGCGGTTTTAAGAAATCATGGATGTCTCTGCTCTCCTTTGCCATCTTAGATTAACCTATGTGCTTTGCGATAAATTCGTCTGCTGCTTGAGGATCGATCGATCCCATTTCAACAAGCTTCAATACTAAAGAAGCGATCGCTAGGTTCTCAGGAACGTCTCCTTCAGATATTTCGACTTCGCCTTTTTCGAAGGCTTTTGCCAAGTCATCATACGCTTCAGATGCAGCAGCCTCGATGTCTTCTTCAGAACCGACTATTTCTACTAGTTCATCCAAGATGGAGGTGTCTATGTCTAATGAGTCAGCCTCAGCTGCTTCATTGACCTTTTTAGCGAAGAACTGTCTTATTGACAAGATCCTATTCATAAGGTTTTTATTTTTGATTATTTATTCTAGATTAAGATAAGATCTAGCTCTGACTCTGAAAAATACTTGTTTATCAGCTTATTAAAGACTTCTAGATTGGTCTTAGGGTCGATTGTAGAAAGAACTGAGTATGCGTCGTTCACGTCCTTTATGAGCTTTATCTTAATTCTATGTTGAGAATATGTTTTTATGAGGTCGGAGATAAACTTTGACCAGAGAAAAACTGAATATCCCTTCTTTATCAACTCAATTGACTGTCTCTTACCTGCGATATCATTGTCGAAAAAGACCTTTGCGTTCTTTTTGGTAAGAAGGTTTTCAAGAAGAAGGTTGCTTTTACTGACACCGGTAGTCGCTATACAGTTAAATATGAATAGAGAATCGAGCTGGCCTTCTGTGATTATGACGTCCTTTGTGAAGTCGACATTAAGAACGTTAAAATAGTTATTTAGGGAATCTACTTCTTGCATGACTTCTTGACTCATGCCCTTCACAAGTCCATTCTTACTGAACTCAGCATAGTTCTTAATTAGATACTTGGGTCCTTCGACCTCGCCTATTCTACGAATGGCAAAACCTAAAACTCTATCTGACTTATAGTCAATGTTGAAGAGATAGACCTTATCGTCCCTAGAATCGAAGTAAGCAATCTTGTCAAAGTCAGGAAGAACGTCTAGGTTTCTAGAAATTATGAAGTCATGTACTTGACTGCCTTCCTCAGCCTCTGAACAAGGCTTTAATGAGAACCTTACTGCTAACTCTTTTAATTTCAATAGGCTGCTTGCCGCATTAAGTATGATGAACTTTTCAAAGAGCGATCCTTTCTTCTTTGAGCGAGAAGCTAGCTCAAACTTTGGTTTTTCTTGAGCCAATGAAGGCACACCTAACGAATACTTGGTGGCGAACGATGAGACAAAACCCGTAAGATCAGTCTTGACTCCACAGCCATCGTTGTAACACTTATAGGTATGAGTTGTGATGTAGAAGTTTCCTCTTTTCTTTTTTGGATCCTTCTTAGAGTCTCCACAATAGGGACACGCAAAGTTCAACTTATCTCCTGAATCGAAGATCTGTTGCTTTAGATTTGAACCTGGAAACTTTTTCTTAAGCAGGTCCTTAACGAAGTCCTGTATGCTGTAACTCACTAAAAAATCAAACATTTTCTTCGATTAGCTCGACAACTGCTTCTCCCTTTTCTTTCTTTTTAGTAAGTCTCTTTATGTACTTTTCCAATTCCATCTTAGGAACTATGACTGTGTCTAACCCATATTTAGTCAAGACCGAAAGATATTCTGGGAAATCAGTTTCTTCTACCTCTGCTTCTGGATTTCCAATTATTCTCCAAAACTTTTCGGGAACCTCTTCGTGTTCTAATGAGTCTTGGTTTACAACATATAAAGGATAAAGGTTAGCTTCGTCTTCTGCTTTCTTTCCCTTAGCCTTCACCATCTCGACCGCTCTTTTTAGGTTTTGATCTAAGGAGCTAATCTTCATTGCAGTCAACAGACGATTCATCGGTTCGACGATTAAGGTAAAGAACTGCGAATCGAAATCCATTCCTGGTGCAATCTCGTTAGGAAAGTTTCCTGGAACGTATGCAAAGACATCAAACTCATGTTCGTTTTGAGAACAGTAATAAAACTTGATCTTATCCTTCTCTCTAATCTTGGGATAACGATTGATCAGTCCAGTCTTTATCAATAGGTGATTGTAATACACTGAAGCTCTAGGATAGATCGATATTCCTTTCTTTACTTCGCATCGTGCCTCACTAACCACGTACTTTTCATAAACCCTAACGTTATAGTTGAAGGCTAGTTCGTCTGTACTTAAGAGCTTAGCCTCATCCTTAAGTGCTTGAAGTCTTGGGATCACGTCATTTTCTAAATTAAGGCGCTTACCTCGCTCTAAGATAAATTCAGTAAGAGCAGTTAACTTCTTTCTTGCCCATATGGGATAGGAACCTTTAATGGGCTCAAGTCCCTTAATCACTAGATACCTTTTTTCTTTCGGAATGGTCTCATAGCTAGGATTGGGCTCGTATGCTATCTTAATCGCATAGTTTTTCTTTTTCAACCATATCCCATGTTCAGAAAGGTTTTCAAGCTTAAACTTAAGACGATTATTTGTGTTGAACAGCTTTCCATACTTATCAAAACACTGATCAAAGTAATTAGACAAGCGGTGACGGTCGATGTTTATACAAAGGTTCATTACTTCATCCTTAGTAAAGTCTGCACCTTGTATCGATTCAATGGCCGAGTCAAACTGCACGTAAATGGAATCAGTATCAGTATAAATCGCAGCTTCGTCTTCTACTTTAGCTATCGTGTATTGAGATATTCCTAAAAGTTCATGAAGCTCTGTGTCTAGATGCCACTTCTCTAAAAAGTAATGATTTACTGCTTTGATCGAAAACTTGATAAGGTCTTGACCTTGCAAAGTAATTGACTGGGCTATGTTTGGGTTATAAAAATAGAACCATTTGTTTCCGAAGGCTCCATATATCGAGTTAATGAGGAGCTTTATAGCGTTCTGTTTTAGATCTAGCTTCTTTATTTTTTTTTCTACGTCTTCCATATGTTTTTATACTAGTTTTCGTCATATAGTTTAAGAATACACAAAAATATGTTTTGCTATAATCTCATGTCGATTTGATTTTTTACTTTTGAAATAAATAACAAAAAGAGCGAGACAATGGGGGAGGAGAAAGACGAAATAGTAAAAGACAAGACTACGAAGCTATTTGAAGAAATACCGTTTATGTCGGAATTTCCATTCGACGACTATGAGATAACCATAGAAGACCTTAGCCTGCCCCTAGAACAACTTGGAATAGCTCCCATTCTTTTAAGCGAGATCGGAGACTCGAACCTAGTAAAAAGGGTAGACTTTTATTATGCCGAAGGCAGTTCTAGCGTTTCAATATCACTAAGAAAAGACGATATTGAATGGCTGGCCAGTGAAGCAGACAGCGTCAAAAAGCTTGACGATCTGTGTAAGGAATTAGACCTTGCAATAGAATCAAGAAATCTTATTGAAAAAATGAAGACCATTAAAGTTGGCAGAAAGTTTTTAAAGAACTTTCCTGATCCCAACCTTCATGGAATAGACTTCAACGTGACTTTATCTGAGTTCCTGGATCTCTATGAAGTCGGATTAGACTCAAAGGCTAAACTCATTCTACAGAACTTAAACATGAAAGGAGTCTTAGCAATAGAGTTTACCGAAAACCAGTATAGTGCAGTTAGAGCGTTCTTGAACTTTCAATTGCACTATGTAAAAATAATACTCGGCATAACAATCGCCGTTAAGATCTATTAGGTATGGCAAATCGCAAAAACAAATTTAGCAAGGAAGAGCAGGAAGAGTTTGAACTCTGGAGCCAAGAAAGAAGCGAAGTAAACTTAAACAGGACTCTACTATCAAATAAGATAGAGATAAAGTGTAAGTCTAAAGCACAAAAGGACGCGATAAACGCCATAGAAGACAAGATAATATCAATCATAACCGGACCTCCAGGAACTGGTAAGACTTATCTTTCTTGTGCTAGGGCTTTAAAGTTCTTAAAAGAAGACGGAGGCACTTATAAAAAGATCGTCTTGATAAAATCGGTCAACGTTCCTAAGGACGAGGAGATCGGTTACTTAAAAGGTACTCTTGAGGAGAAGATGGAGATGTACATGTACCCATTCATCTCTAACTTTCAAAAGGTAATCGGTAAACCTGCAGTAGAGACGCTAAAGGCAAACGGTTGCATTGAGATCCTTCCGATAAAGTTCGCATTAGGAGTGACTCTTGACGACGCGATCATAATCATAGATGAGGCTCAACAGATCTCAAAAGATAACTTAAGGACCTTAATCACTAGGATCGGTCAAAACGCCAAGATGGTTTTCTTGGGAGACATCAAACAAAAATCAGTAAACAAGAGGGAGAAGAGTGCCTTAGAGATTCTAATCGAACACTTTGCAAAAATCGAAGAGATTGGAATAGTTGAGCTTGGTAAAGAAGACATCGTAAGACATCCTATCATCAAGAAATTAGAAGAAATATTTGATGAGATAGAGCAGTCCGAGAAACTTAACGGAAATAAATAAAATAAAACTCTCTCCAAAATGAAAAAACTGTTAATTTTATTAACATTGGTGTGCGCCGTTTTTGTCGGCTACTCACAAACGGGACCTCCCGCCCCAAGCAACGGGGTATGGGCCATTATTGATACCAACTATCAAGTAGGTCCGACTTCAACTGGGCATACTCAAGCTCGACTTACTCTTAAAAATACTACCTTAACTAAATACGCAGGTGTTCAGTTTAGAGTTTTTTACGATAACGTTGCTTTTACTAATGCCACAGTTGCTCTATTGGGATCCAATGCAAACTTGGATTTTCAATACTCTACAAACACGGCAAACGGTTACATCACAATGACTCTAGTCTATACTGGAGCCAGTGCTACCTATACTTTAGTAGATGGCGAAAGGTTTGAAATAGACTTTACGCATGCAGTTGAAGCGACTTTTAATAACTTACCTTCAATTTCTAACTTGACTTGGACTGGTGCACAGGCCTATTCTCCATATGCTGCCAAGCAGGACGGTATTGATACTACCTTAAACCTTCATAACTATGGAGGACAGTTCGAGTTTCAACAACTATCCTTTCATGGAACATTCGTTAACACGACTGGAACACCGGCAAAGAATCTTAGTTTAGCCTTAGAAAGAAAGCCATATAACAGTAACACTTGGGCACAACACTCAACTTACTTGACTGACATAAATGGTGACTTTAACTTTACTGTAAACTTAGACACTTCTTATTGGGACGTTCGTTTGGCAATCCAAGGAGACTCGATGGATGTAGGTAACGTAATCACCGCGACCGATGCACAATTGATAAACCAATGGGTGTTAGGAATAGCTACTCCTTCAGGATTCGACTTCTTTACTGCAGACGTTAACAATTCAAACAACGTCACCATATCTGATGTATGGGGAGTATTCGGTAGAGTTTCTGGTAGATTCTCACAATGGCCGAATAACGTTAAAGACATCAAGTTCTTTACGCCTGCTGAATACACAGCAATCAACGGCTCAGCTAACAACTTGACTGCTACTTATGCTGGGGTAACTAACTGGTACCACAACATCCTAGCAGGTCAACCTGATTCTATCGTAAGATACGTATTGGTTCCTGGTGATGCCAACGGTACTGGTTACAACATGGCTCGCCAAATCCCTATTGAGATCCTAATTGATCCTACTCCTGGAATAGAGTCACAAGTATATCACGTGATCGATCATTCAGTAGAATATGACTTTCCTACTGAGAGCATTGAAGTAAACGTTCCTAGATTATCAGTAGACGCAGGAAGTCTAGTAAACCTACCGGTAAAAGTTTTCACAAACGGTGTAGACCTAGCTTCATTACAGTTTGGTCTTATCTACGATCCTGAAGTATTAGAGTTTAAGGGAATCTTCTCTAACTCTAACGCGATGAAGTGGATAACTTACGTAAACCCAAATGACGGTCAAGTCGATTGGGGAGGATATGATCCTACTAACGTAGAGAATCCTATCAAGGACGGTGAAGAAGTAGTAAACCTACAGTTTCTAGCGCTTCAACCACAAGACGAATGGTTAGAAAGCCCGCTCTATACTACTAGAAAATTCGCAGGAGACGTTTCATCTAGCGACCTTAGTCTAACTCCGACTAACGGAATACTTCAAGTATTGAAGGCAGTAGGCGCTGGAGTGATTGATGATAACTCAATCGAATTGTTTCCTAATCCATTTAATGAAGAGGTGACTATGACCTTTAAGGTGAATGCGATGACTGATGCTACACTAGCGGTATACGACATATATGGAAAAAAAATAGTAACTGTCCTTTCAGGCCCTCTACCTGAGGGACAGTTTACATACACAACTAATCTTGGAAAACTAGCAGATGGAATCTATGTTGTGACTTTAACGTCAGACAACGAGACTCCGCTCTTTGAAAAGATAGTAAAACAAAAATAACCCTATAAAACAATGTCAGAGGAAACACAAGAAACAAACGATGGAACTTGGACAGGTCTTAAAAAGACTATCATTGGAACTCTTACAACAGTAATTGCAGGCGGAGGCGTCTGGGTAAGTACAATGATATTTGGTGGAGGAGACGAAGAGCCTAAGGAGGAGACCAAGACTGAACAGTCTGGTGGACAAGCGCCGGTGATCGTAAACGTTCAACAAAACCAAGAGAACAAGCAAAAGGTTGAGAACGGTGGAGGAACAGTTGTTCGTGAAAGAATAATTGAGAGACCAGCTCAACAGACTCAGCAACAACCTGAAAAACCAAAGAAGGTTGAAGAAGAGTCTTGGTAAAAAAAATAAAAACTAAAAATGAAATTAAAGGATTTCTTAAAAGCAGACCCAGATTACGTTAAAGTAGAAGACAAGAATCGCTTCTACTTCATGTTACAACAAATGCAAGCAAACAGATGGAGAATCACAGCAATCATACTTGGACTGTTCTTCTTTATTATCCTAGGAATCAACGTAGGAGTCTTTACTGAAATTAAAGTAAGTCAAGACTGGAAGGAAATGCTTCTTATCTTATTAGGAGCTTTCGTTGGTAACTTGAACAAAGTAGTAGACTATTGGTTCAACTCAGAAGACAGAGACAAGATGTTGATTCAAAAGGTTGACGAAGAGGACGGAGTCTCTCTTTCAAACGTTGCTGATCCTAATGCAGCTGACGAAACTAACGAAATGGAAGGATGAAAAAACTAGCGATCATTACATTCGCACTGATTCTATTTAGTTGTAAAACTCTACAGGCCCAGCCTCCACAGAACGGTGGAGGCATAGGCTCTGTCAAGACAGAACAGTACCAAGCGGATTTCGAAAAGAAACAAGACATTGACGTCGTGGCTAATTACACAGACACGATACAGGTTCCTATTCAGTTATTGAAGATTGGAATCAACTCTGAGCTTTATGAGATGTATCCGGAGCTCAAAGACAAAAGAGTAGGTCTGGGTGTGACTAACATTGTGATCGAATACTTAGAATACACCAATCGCTTCATATTTACTGAAGAGAAAGAAGACATCAAACAACGAATGATAGCCCAAGACAAGGCATCAGATAAGGGAATATCTTCAAACGAAATAAACGTAAAAGGTAACGTTGTCCTTGCTAAATACTTTGTTTACATTGAGGTTTATGACTTCTCAGTTTCTGAAGACGAAGTCGTAAAAGTAAACGGACAACAGACGATAACTCAAACGACTAGATTAGGATTACAGATAAAGTTCGTAGATGCTGAGACCAGCCAAGTAATAGTAGGTTCAGGGCTAGGTGAAGCAGTTACGGTAAAGACCGAATCGATATTGGGAGACATCTCAGACGAAGTAAAATTCAATCAATCTACTATAGGAATAAGCACAAAAAAGGCTCTTGAGACAGCATCGTCTAGAGTGGTCACAAGATTAATAAGCAAAGGTGTATTTAAGAATTGAAACTAAAACTACTCATATCGTTTGCTCTGCTAATAGTAGGGACGTTCAGTCTTACTGCACAAAGCTATAGTTATAGCTATGCTGATCCCTGTACTGGGAATACACAAACGATAACGGTTCCAGTAAACGGCGAAGTAACTGTCGGTTACTATGGATTCGTAGAAACCTTTTCATACAACGAATTTAATAACGGAACATTTGATACGTGGACAAACACGGTATTTTCACAATTTGAAGGTTCTCCATGTGCAGAGATAGTTGGACTAAGCAGCACAGTCAGCATAGCACAAGATGCTGCGTTCAACGTCATGGGAATCTTAAACTCGTTAACTGCTTTATCTGACTTTGCGGGTGCATCTGGCGCTACTGACATGTTGACTGGAAGTATAGGCGCTGCTTCTAATTCTTCGGGTTCTTCCGAAGATGAAGAAGAAAATAACGAAGGTAATGGAAGCTCAAATAATCAAACAGGCCAAACCTCTACTGGATCAAATCAGGTCGGCTCAGGAACCAGCAACGGTGAAGGAACTGGCGGATCAACTGGAGAAAGTCCTGCTGGAAACGGAGTGGCAACTTCAACTCAAACTGGATCAAATGAAACAGGAGGTACATCGACTGGCCAGTCTGTAAATCAAGGAGGAAGTGCTGAAAATTCAAATAATCAAACAGCTAATGGAAATTCTAATCAAGGTAACGAGTCTAATGGTTCTGGGAACACTGGTGGTAATGGGAATGGTGGGACTGGTAATGGAACTAGCGAAACATCGCAAGAAGGACAAGAATCAGGGGTAAATAATAACAACAGCGAAAATAATCAATCCCAAAATGAAAGTGGAAATAATGGCTCCAATAGCGGCGGCAGTGGTTCTTCTAATCCCGGTTCTTCTGAAGGTGGTGGACAGCCTGGAGGAGAAGAAAGCACAACGGAAGAAGCAGCAGAAGGAGGAGGACAAACCAACATAACTGCTGGTGCAAACAAGACTATAAACGCAAACAAAGAGGGCGGAGGTGCTCCAACCGTGATTGCGTCTAGCGATTTTGTCGGCTTCAACTTTAAAAACTCTGAGGTGACTACTGGTCTTAAACTCACAGGAGGTTATCATTCCTTAAGGTGGGACGGATTAAGAGCTAAGGGAGTACTAGTAGATTATGTCTCTGCGATAAAGGGCCCTAATGCAACTACTTATTATGCTTGGGTAAAACCTAAGTCTATCTCGATGCTCTCACTGACTGGGACTTTCGGTTTTGAGGGTAGAGGATCGATGTATGGAACAATTGCAGGTGGACAGATGCTAATGTTCCCGAAGGTTAAAAACCTAAAGGCCGTCTATATGGGAACAATCTCATACGGCCAGGTATACAAGACAGAGTTCTTAGGTAGCGCATTGATCGCAGGAGGAATGTACGACCTAAAGTTATTAAAAAGAATAGACGTTAAGATAATGGGTCTCTTTGTGTATGTCCCATATATTAGCTATTACAACGATTTGGTGTTAAAGTCTCCATATGTAGTGATTCCTAGTTTAGGAACCAACATTTCGATAACGAAGAGATTTAAGTTTAACATCAATGCTGGTGGGGCATGGGCGATAAAGGAGAACGCTTTAAATTATACAATAACATGTGGAACAAGATTATTAGTTGGGCAATAGTGCTGTTAGCGGCAATTGACTTGAATGCACAAAGTGTGATTAGCCCTAGCGCAACATCATTCCCACAAAGCACATCGAATCAAGTAGTCAGCGGGTTCTCTGTGACTGGATTCAATTCAACTTCGACCCTACTAATAACGATAGGTCTAGTAAACCCTCCTTCTGGAACAACACTACGCCTAAACACGACAACAGGGGCAACCGCGAGTACAGGTTATAACTTGACTTCTAACTTTACTAGGATAAGCTTTACTGGAACTCAAGCGAATGTTAATAACGTATTAGCATCATTAAGACTAAATACTGGTGCAACTCCAGGAAACGTTTACATTGCTGTTACTGCTACTGAGAATCCAGTTGGGTATTTTTATCTACCATCAAACGGTCACTTTTATAGACCGATTTCGACTGGAGCATTCTATAATGCAGCTAAATCAGCGGCTGCTGCAACCACATTTAAAGGACAGTCAGGTTATCTAGTAACCATTACTTCAGCAGATGAGGATGCTTTCATATACAACAACGTACCTCAGTCACAAATTTGGTTTGCGCTATCCGATGCTGCACAAGAAGGATATTGGAGAATAGATGCAGGTCCAGAAGCAGGAACTTTGATTAAAACTCAAAATGGACAATTTGCTGGAAATATAGCTGGTCAATATAACAATTGGGCCGGAGGAGAACCTAATAACTCTGGAGGTGAGCATTATGCAGTAACCAAATGGAACGGGTCTCAATGGAACGATTTACCTAATGGTTTTTCATGTCCTTATGTAATTGAATACGGTACATGGACAGACCCAGCCAACCAAACGTTTACTGATTTCTTTACTGGGTTCGTGACTCATCAAATTTCTTGTACTGCAGCAAACGCACCTGCTGCACCTACTGGAGTCAATGGAAGTCGAATGTTGGCTGGAACGGTTACTCTGTCGGCTACTCCACCAGCCGGTTCTACTGTAGACTGGTATGCAAACTCAACTGGAGGAAACGTTTTGTCAGGAGGTCTAGGTGCCACTACATATACTACGCCAAGCATATCAAACACGACGACTTATTTTGCTCAATCTAGGAATTCAACAAGTGGTTGTGTTAGTTCCACTAGGACTGCAGTAGTAGCAACGGTCAACTACCCGATTCCTTTTACTTATTCTGGTAACATTTACAATTCACAAGCAGTCGGAGTCCCAAACATACAAGTAAAGCTTTTCTATAAACTAAAGTCGGCAAGCACATACACTCTATTTCAAACGTATACGACAAACATACTGGGTGCCTTCTCAATAACTACTACCTTTGATATTGCGTTGTATGATTTCCAAGTGACGGTAGATGCTCTCAGCGTATCTAATCCTATCGTTTCAGACGCAAACTTTTTCACAAACAAGGTTTTAAACCAAAGCTTCATTCCTATCGATTACTATAGAATGGATGTAAACGGTAATTCTAACTTGACTGTGACTGACATTCTTTTGATTTACAAGAAGATGAATGGCTTTTCTTGGACAAATGGAATGCCGACTTATAGAATATTTACTCAACCCCAATGGACTGCGATCCAATCGACTGGAGGAAACCCAGCGCTAGTTTTTCCAGGATCGCAAAGCATTACTTTGACGAATCCCACAGCCGGTGGATCGTCTTCTTTATACATAATAAAAACAGGACACGCTAACTAATGAAAAATTTACTATTAACCTTATCAATCTTATTTTCAATTAATGTTTGGTCGCAAAAGACCTTACGCGATTCGATCTATATCAAATCAGACATATTTGAAATAGTCTATTCTGAAAAGCTACAACAACCGAAATTCATTAGGTACACAGTACAGTGTCCAAACGGTGATGCCTCTAGAAAAGGAATGGACTTTTATGTTTGTGATTCAATCCTTACTTCAGATAACCTAGACTACGTAAACAACCAATACGACAAGGGTCACCTAGCGCCGGCTGCTGACTTTAACTGTAATAAGGAGATGCTGTATAAGACCTTTAGCTATCTAAACTGTTCCCTCCAACAGGAAAACCTAAATCGAACTACTTGGAGACTTCTTGAAGCTAGAGAAAGAGAGCTGGCAAAGACTCATGGAAAAGTGGTCGTTGAGATAAGATGCGTATTTTCTAAAAGTTCGATTGTTCTCCCAAGCGGAGCGACCATTCCGGACGGATATTATAAGACCATAAAATACGGAAAGTCAACAGAGAAGTATTACTTTAAAAACGAGAAACCTCTTTCTACTGATTACACAAAATATAAGATAAAATGAGAAAACTAACATTACTTTTTGCAATAATCTTGATTATAATAGACATAAATGCTCAAGAATGTGTCTATGTCGATTCAGTATATTCGACTGCAAAGCTTAGAGAGATGGGAAATCGTGACATCAAGTTTGGAATAAGACAGATAGTAGAGGACGAACTCTCTGAAAAGTATTGTTTGGGCGAAGGTTCAGATATAGACGTGGAAGTATTCTATTTTGGAATACCTAAACACTCGATCCGAATCGTAGGAGTAGAAAAGACTAATCAGATAACACAAGTCGGAGTTAGGTTATATTACAAAGGAGTCAAGTATGAGGGAATCGGAGAATCGGATGTTGAAGTTAGAGCAGTCATGATAGAACTAGTCGATAACAAGGTTCCATTCGATAAGATGACGGTCTCATCTGCCCTAAAAAAAGCAATACATGAAGCAGTTACTAGCATGCCTTAGTTTACTAATCACACTGACTGTCTCTGCTCAAATAAAGGTGGACGATATCGGTGAGGGTTGGAAAGACAGCGTAAATAGAGCGATAGAAAAGATCAAGGAGTCAGACCCTTTTTATCATGTCTTTTTAAACGCAAACTGCAATCACATAAGCTACACGATGGCCAGCTTCTCAACGACTGAGGGCGATTCGACCATACTCATTTCTACTAGACAGATGAAGGCAGGATACGTAAACGATATCGCCTCTACGTTGGTCCATGAATCTCTACACCTATATTTGAAAAGGCTGGGTTTGAAACTAACTGAACGTGAAGAAGAACTCATGTGTTATAGGTTTGAACTCATGTTTCTATTTAGGGTGATAGATGTGGAGGCATGGCTAATGTCTCACGCAATAACTATGATCAACCACTATTCTATTGAAGATGAGAGGAAATAAAGTTTATCGATTCGACAGGTTGACTGTCTTCTTGGCGATCTCAAACTTTTGTTCCCTATAGATCTCCTCTCTCACCTTTGAATGTTTTATAGAATAACCGCTCAAACCATCGATGAGATCCCAAACGATCACGTTGTTCTTTTCAGCAAGCTTACGCATGCCTCGACCGATGGCCTGTCTTAGGGTGATTTCAGCCTTAATGGACTCTGCTAGGATTATGTGGTGTAGGTTCTTAGAGTCGATACCTGTCGCAAACGTTCCGTAACTCGCAACGATTATCACCTCGTCTTGGGACTCAAGCACGACCTTAAACTGGTCTCGATCGATTGAGTCTACCTCACCGTCTATGTAGAAGGTTTTCTTATTCCATTCTAATAGCTTGGACTGAATCATCTTACCGTATCCGTTTTTAACATCGGAAAATAGGATTAGCGTGTTTTTGTTTACTTCCTTACAAAGGTCACTGATGTAGTCTAAGCGCTCCTTACTCTCAAAGATTATTCCTTTTTCGATGGCAAGCATGTCCCTTCCAAAGTCCTTAGGATCCTTGTACATTTCCTTACCTGTCTCCTTTAAGTGCCAATACTTTTGGATTTGTGGATCGTTTTCATCATACTTAAGGCTCACCATCTCTATCTTGATGTTTGGAGAATATCCGTTATCGATTAGGTGCTTAGCCGAAAGAACCATGACTAGAGGACCGACTGTTTCTTGTACCCTAAAGAAGTCCGAAAACTCCTCATCTATCTTAACGGTTCCAGAGAGACCCAATCGATATTCCCAATTGATACAAGAAAGAAGAATGTCTCTAATCGAGTTTCCCTTAGACTTGTGGACCTCATCGACTTGAACGATTGAGAACTTGCTAAATACTTCTATCGGTAGGTTGACTAGGCTTTGATATGTTGAGATGACTACTTCAGCATCTTCAAACTTTTCTTGAGTAAACTTCTCCTTTCCGCCTATTGATAAGACCTTCCATTCCTTACCAGGCTTGGCGTACATCTCAAACTTTTCAGCAGTCTGACTGACTAACGAAACGTTTGGAACTATGATTAGGCTTTTCTTGTCCTTTGAGATCTTACCGCCGTCTCTTAAGAAAGAGTTGTATATGTAAAAGATTAGAGTCTTACCAGCAGAGGTCGCAAGCTCCTCGGTACAGAACCTGTATTTGATTGCTCTAAACGCTCCTTCGATCTGATAGTCCCTAGGAACTATTGGGAATCCTCTCTCATCAACTATACCATCCAGTAAGTTAGACACATACTTTAGATAAAGATCCTTTGATATGGTAGGATTAACGAATATCTCTGATCCTTCTATCTCACATTCATATCCATACTTGTCGCAGAAGTTATAGATCTCCTTCCACAGACCGATTGCTATTTCTCCGTTTTTAGTTATGAATGTGTCCAGTCCATCCCAAATACCACGGTCAACTAGAACGTTGAATGCTGCTTTCTTAGACTTCTTTTTAAACGCGTTGAACAACGCTGTCCTCTCTTGATTTAGAGTGGTCTCAACCAATTTAATGAATTTCTTATCTTGGGTGACCTTGAATTTTAACACGGTTTATAGGCCTAATGTTTTTTCGATATCGATTCTAGTCTTTATTCCAAAGATGATGCTATCGATAGTCTTTATCGACTCGTTATAGAACGATACTTGGTTCTCAAACAGTTCAAGAGACTCTTTTGTGCTTGACGTCTTTCCTTCGATCACGACAGTCTTTTCGTTTGACTGATATCTGATCTGTAGGTTTTTTGATAGGTTTTCCATTTCAGTAGAACGTTCTTCCCTAAACTTTTTACGTAGAGTCGTGATGTTTTCCAACAAGGTGTGATTGTCTTCAAGAAGTCTTTGTCTTAAGGAAAGCATGTTTACTTGAGCCTCTTTCAAGGTCTTTAGGTTGCTTAACTTCTCTATGTTTTCATAGATCTCAGAGGAAGTTGTTGCTCTACTCTCACTAAACTTCTTAGTTATCTTCTTCTTGGTCTCTTCGTTCATCTCAGTTCTTCTTAAATGGATTTTTGATAGTTAATTATACTAAGAAAATCGAATGGGTTCCTATCCTACAAAGTCTATGAACTTATAATAGTTTGAGTTCATTTGGAAGTGATCGTCGTTTTCCATATCGTCCTTACTCAATGAAGTGATGATCTCGTTTCCTAAGTCAGTAGATGAACCGTCTGCAAAATAGTACTTTGCATACTCGTCGCCTTGACCAGCAACCACCATTGCCTTTATCTTGTACTTCTCATACATCTTAGGTATCGATTCCACAAAAGCAGGCTCATCGTCTAGTTTTATGAAGACTGATGGGTAACCTATGAGAGTACCGTTCTTAGAAAGAAAGGCAGTCTGCTTAACGTTAGTGTGATTGAAAAACATTTTTGACTTTGCCTTTGAATAACTGTCCTTGTTTAGGAACACGATTATTGCGAAGGGCAGTCGATTTTGTATTGTGTCTCTAAGCTCTTGCCAAGAAGGAGCAAAGCTTTCCTTGTCCTCTTCTTTAGAGAAATCTTCAAACAATTTAAGGTATTTAGTCACGATAAAGCTAAAACTTTTTATTATTTATCAATAAAATATAGTATAACTATGTTTATGACAGAAATAACTAAGATATCAGTATTCGATTTTGATGAGACTATCGTTAGAATGCCGAGCTATACTGCAAGCAAACATGTGGAACGAGCAACCGATGGAGCTCATAAATTTCCTACTCCTTATTCGTTTTACGACCATCCGCTTTCATTAGATAGAAGCTTACATAACATTCAGTTCATTTCACCTGTACTAGACGACTGGCGGCTTTCTGTTCATGACCGAAGCAGTAAAACTATTTTGATAACCCATAGGATAGAAGAGCTTAAATATGATGTAAAAAAAGTATTAAGCACTAGCGGTCTAGGATTTGACGCTTATTATTATTTAGGTAGAGTGACTGAAAAGTTCGACACATTGGTTAGAGAGCTCGAAGAAAATCCTTCGATAAACGAGGTCAACATCTATGAAGACTCACTAGAACAAATCATAAAGTATAGAACTGGTTTTGAATCTTTGAGTAAATTTTATGACGTAAGATTCTATTTCGTCGATAAAACTAAGGTAATTAGGCTTTATGACTTTAAGATAGGAGAAAAAAGAAGAATTCAATTGATATGATAGTTTTAATAGAGGGTCACAGACATAGCGGAAAGACTTACTTAATGGAAAGGTTCTTTGAACAGAACACAAATCCCAAGGTCCATTATTACAAGTTCATGTTTGCCAAGTACATAGATGAGCTTGAGATGAGAGATCAAGAAACTGGTCCAGGTGTTCACTACTTTAGCATCGCAAACGTCATGACCATATTAGAACTAAATCAGACTCTGCTAAAGGATGAGATCGTAGTGTTTGATAGGTCCATATTCTCTGCATACGTATGGTCGATATATCGAGAACGAATGGATAAGGATAGGTTGGTTGAAGAGTTTGGAAAGATTCTTAAAAGTGATCTTTGGCAAAACTGTAGAGTGGTCTACGTAAAACGACCAGTTGAGATATCTACTGAGACTCGAGAAAAAGACTACTTCGGTAATTTTGAAAACGCTGAAGCTGAGAAAAACCTGTTTGAACAGCTCTTTAGTAATTTCATAGAACAAATCAGTGATAATAAACGAAACAATAAGCTTTTAAGGTTTACTAATAACTTTGATTTATTAAGCGAGGAAAGGTTCATAATGATGTTAAACAATCAAGTAAATACTTAGGTCTATTTTTAATAAATAACAAAAAATAGACTACAATGCCAAAGTTAAAAAAGTTTTCGCAATTCGTAAACGAAGCAGAAGTAATGACGATGCCTTTAAAGGGATATCCAGCAGAAACAATAATCGCTAGAATAGAAGAATTGATGGAAGCTCTTTCTGATAAAGTTAAATTCGGAGTTCCTTCTGATTACTTAGGTAGGGCAACTACATATAAAGATGCGAACGCAGCAATCCAACGAATCAAGGACATTAAGCATTACTATGACAGTAAAGCGGAAGAAGTAAGATTCTATTGCTGGTCGATAAGCTATCAAGGAAGCTGGAAGGCTACTAAGAACCTAAAATCTAAGATAGCGACAGACGGCGGTTTTGGCGATCAAGAAAATAACTTGAACCTGAAGAAGGTGATAAGCTATTTCATAGAAAACGCAGAAGACTCCGACAACGTTGAAAGCCTTGCAATAAGCATAGACTCACCGACTGTTAGAAAGTCGATGCAGTCTACTAAACCTAACGTAGAGGTAGCTGACGATAACCAACAAGAACAACAAGAACAACAAGCATAAACTAGCATGGCCGGTATAAACCATTTAAAAGAACTTCAAGAAAAGAAGGGCGACACCTTTTTAAATGGTCTTCTTAACAATTACGTGATAATTAGTGAGAAGATCAGTGGAGCTTTCTTTGGACTTAAGAAGACAAAAGACGACACTTTCAAGTATTTTAAGAAGAACGGAGAGATCACGTATGTCGATAGAGTCCTCATGCAGTATTACAATCCAGCGGTTAGCTTCTTTGAGAAGATGCCTCAACCTAAGAGAGAAAGAATACCTTCTAACTTCTTTTTTGGTTTTGAATACTTTAATAGGGGAGACCATAGCGTTTCAGTAGGCAGACCCGTAAAAAACAACTTAGTCCTATCTTACATACACAGACTTGATGATTCTGGAAACGTGATTGAGACCTTACAATCAGGAGAGCAGCTATCTAAATGGGCAGAATACTTGGAAGTAGAGGCGCCACCGATCATATTTGAAGGACGTCTGGACGACGAACAACGTAGGGAGATATTGGACTTTGTCTATTCAGACCAATCTCAATTAGAAGAAAAGTTTAAGACTAGATCCTTTACTAAACACATAATAGCTATCCTTTGTCCTGAAAAGACTGCTCAGATCGGAGATCGTGAGATTGGGACCCTAATCTTTAGGTTCTATGGATTAGAAAAGGGAGAAGAGACTTCTTATCTTGCCAAGATCGTGGACCCTCTGTTTCAAAACAAGAAGCAAAAGGGGACTGAGAAAAACATGTCACAGGATTACATATGGTTGATAGTAATCGATCTAATGAATCACTTTGAGATGTATCAGGTTGATGAGTTAAGAAATTGTGTGCAAGACGGATCTAACTTTGATCAAAAGTACATCAACCTAATCAATAAGATCTATAAGGATTTTATGAAGGAGTATTCTGTAAAATACGATGGTCTTGAACTTGAAGTGCCTGAATACTTACAGCGCCCAGAGTTTGCTTTAAACCTACCGTTAGTAGGAGACGACTCTGTGATATCCCTAATCAAAAGAAGCACAGTAAACGCAGAGATCTATAAGGTTCTCTTAAACTTCTTTAGAAAGACTAGAAAAAGATCTAGTTCTGGCTTCTTTACGCCTGAACTTGTATCACAACTAAACCTTACTGTTCAAAAGATCAGAAACATAGTCTTAGGCGATGCAATCTATGAGGGACTATTCCCTAGCTTTAACCAGTTTATATCTTCACCTAGCGAAGGACTTATGCTTAGCGAAAAGGAATACGCAGAACAGGATGAACCCAAAAAGGCTACCAAGGTCAACATAATGATCGGTCAGTTTCAGCCAGTAACTAGGGGACACCTAGAAGCTGCGGCTAGACTAAAGGCAAAGAACGGTAAACCGGTAGTATTGATCGCGATTCACACCGGCAAAAGGACAAAAGGGACTCCAATATCTAAGAAGTTCGTTAACCTGATGCTGAGCAAAACCCAACAGACAAATCCAGATCTCATAAAGGATTATAGGATAATCGAAAGCGGCTTGATAGACGACGTGATAAAAGCTCTGACTCCAGACTACGCCCCGATGCTTTGGGGAACAAGCGGACGTCGCTTACACGACTATGCAATACAGTTTGATTACATCAAAAAGAGAAATATTCCTCTTAGAATATCAAAAGATTTTAGCCTAATTGAGCTGCCTAGTTTAGTTAGATCAGACGATGTTTTAGCTGCGATAAAAAGTTCAGATTTTAACGAATTTAAGAAGCTGACACCGGAAATCATACATTCTGAGTTCTTTAACCTACAGATGGAGATGGGAGTTTCTACTCCAGTAAACGAAACAAACGACAGCAGATTAGTCGATAAAAACTTTGATAAAGAAGAACTTATTTGATTTCTTTGATATAATAAACTATCAAAAAAAATCCTAGCTTCCGATGCGATTTAAAGAATTGACTGATGATGATAAGATTCAAATAAGCGAAACCTACTTCAACAAACAACTTACTTGGGACATTCGAATGTCTTCACTAGCAGACCGTTACAGCGTTGCTCGTAGGACGGTAGAAAAATGGGTATCAAAACTCGGACTGACTACTAGAGCTCAAGAAGATTCACCTCAACTAAAACTAGCAAAGGCTAAGGCCTTTAACAAAAAAAGAAAGCGTTTCATAATAACTTGGGCGCAGAACGACACGCCTGTTCATGAGACGTTTATCTCAAATATTGAAGCATACGCAGACTTCATAAACGCCGACATTCACGTAATTGCAGGTCGATATAAGAATCCGACTTCTGTCTTTACTGACAAGAAATACGATGTCTGGTCAAAACGAATAGAGAAATACTTGGATGCCAATCGACACGACATTCACAGATACGTTTCTATCATGTCTGACGTAAAGATCCAACCAACGGCAGTGAACCCGATGACTGGCCTACAGGGAATGAGCGGAGTAAACTCATGCGTGTTCGGTTCGCCTAAGGTACAGATGGAGATGATCCCAGTACTAGAGGGCAGCCTACCTAAAATGATGGTCACGACCGGTGCATGTACTCTAAGGAATTACACCGACTCTAGAGCAGGAAAGAAGGGAGAGTTTCACCACACCCTAGGTTTCGTGATAGTCGAGATAAAGAACGATGAAGTCTTCTTTATGAGACAGGTAACGGCAACCGAGGACGGAAGCTTTTGTGATCTTCTTTATAGAGTAGACAAGTATTCAGGAGAAAGCCAAGTAAACTCAATAGACGGGGTCTCTGCGATAATTTGGGGAGACCTACACTACGGTCACCATGATCCACAGGTATTTGAGTCTACTCTAGACCTAATGGATAAGATCAATCCAGACCACGTCGTTTTACACGATGTGTTTGATGGTAAGTCAATAAGTCACCACGAAGAAAAGGATCCCTTCATCCAGTATCAAAAGGAAATGGAAGGTTCTAATTCTCTACGTAAGGAGATAGACGACCTCTTAGAAGGACTCGAAGCATTCGAAGACTATAATACGGTGATCGTTAGAAGCAATCACGATGACTTCTTAGACAGATGGCTAAAGAACACAGACTGGCGTAGAGCTACTACTCCTAAAAACTCGTTAGAATACATGAAGTATTCGGCCGCCATATTAAGCGGTGACGCTCCAAACGGAGTAATACCTTGGGTGATAAATAATAAATATCCCCACTTCGTAACTTTGGGACGAAGCGATAGTTATATGGTTAACGGTTGGGAGCTGGGTCAACACGGTGATATTGGTTCTGGTGGAAGTAGAGGATCTCTACAACAATTTAGAAACCTTAACACCAAGATAGTGGTAGGTCACTACCATTCGCCTGGCAGAAAGGATGGAGCACTGGCAGTTGGAACGTCTACTCATCTAAGGGTAGGATACAACATTGGAGCCAGCGGATGGTTACACTCTCATGTAATCATTCACAAGAACGGAAAGGCTCAGCACGTTAACCTTATTAAGGGAGAATATACAACCCTAAAATAACCTAAGGTTAAATGTCAGAGCACGAAAGCAGAAAGAATTACAAAAGATACATTCAAGGAAAGGACCAACTAAAAAACGCGGTCATTCAACACCCTGACGAGGACGCTAAGACTTCCGTATATGACTACATGAAAGGCAACGTCAAAAGAAACCTTTGGGTTATTCCCTATGACAGATTCAAAAGGGAGATAAATAAGAAAAAGGACTAAAGGGATGAGTTTTGCCGAATATCTTAATCAGTGGATCAAGAGTAACAATGCGCTTTTTGAGGCTAAGAAAGGAACAATGGATCCGGAAACAGAGACTGATGCTGAGACCGATAAAAAGGAGGAAGGAGGAGCCAGTGAACTTTCTGATCTTTTTACGATAGTAAAGGAAAAGATAGGGGGCGACATACTGGACAACGACGCAAGAAACACATCGTTTCAAGCGATTCGTCAAACGCTAGACAGTCTGGATCCTGATCAGCTATCAAAGATAGAGAGATCTAAGGAGCTTTCAGACTTAGTAAAGAACATGGCAGACTCTAAAAACCTTCCATTCTTACAGGCATACTTAAAGAACCTAAGAAGCAACCTAAATAAGATAGCTTCTGAAAAGAAGAAGTTTAAACACGGTGATGACTTTAAAAAGTTCTATAACATAAAGGCTAGAGAGTCGTTAGCCATCAATCGTATCTATAAGCTTTACACAATCTTTAACTATCTAAGCAGTCAGACTGACTTGGACATAGAAACGATGACTCTTGCATCAATAAGAGAACAAGGAAGCCGCCTTAGAAAACAAGGAGAAGAAGAAACTTTCAAGATCACTAAAATCGGTGGAATCGACAGCGACCTAGAAGCCAACGAGTTTGAGATAGAATACGAAGACGGCAATACTGAGAAGCTAATAAAGGCTGACTTAAAGAAATTGGTTAGATTAGACGAAGAAGGTAAGGAATCAGAAGTTGACGTTAAGATCGCTAAAACGATGCAAGACGCAATCAAGAAGCTTTCTAAATCTAGCGAAGAAGCGATCAAAAAAGAGGTTGCAGAGTCTCTTGAAGAAGACTCTAAAAAGATAGAAGAGCTACCCGACACAGAGGAAGGTAGAGAGAGCTTAGAGATAAATTGGAAACCTTTAATCGACGCATTAGGCCAACGTGAAGCCAATCAACCCGCAATAGAGAAGAAGGAAAAGACTACTCCAGTAACTTCAAAGCCTAACTGTAAAAAGAAGATGATGATTAAGAACAAGCTTCTTTCTGCATTAAGTTCTTGTCTTTTACCTAGGCTTCAAGGCGGAGAGATACTTCCTCCAGGAGGAGACTATTTCAGACTCTTTAAGTCTCTAGAGAAAAGAAACATGGTCTGGATGGACTTTGCAATAAAAAAGGAAATGCCGGACGACGGAATTAGAGCTAGGTTTAATTCTGGAGCTAGAATCAATGAGAGTGGATCAGAATCTGACCAACTAGATTATCTAAAGCTTTGTAAGAAATGGATCATCCAATACATTGAGAGCGAAGAGGACTGTGTCCTTAATGAAAAGGATCAGACTCAAGTGATGACTAAGCTTGAAAACATGGTGAAAGAGAAGGAGAGAGAAATAAGAAACTATTACATCTCTAAGGACATCAACATGGGTAACTTTAAAGGGATCCAGTTAAAACCGGATGTCAGACTACCTCTTTATACTAGAGTTAAGTTAGCAGTTAGCGAAGAGGATAGAATCGCAGAGAGCCCACTCAGAAACATACTAAAGGGTCTTGGACAGCTTGCTGCAGGCCTTCTTTCTGGAATAGTGGACAAGGGAGACCCGATCGTTGCTAAAAGAAACGCCGATCAAAATCGCGCCATCTTTAATGGAATAATGAGCATCGTTAGAGGAGGAGTGACAGCAGTCGGAGGAAAGCAGGCAGGTCGAGACTTTGATAAAGGAGTCGAGAAGGTTACTAAAAAGCTTAGAACTGACGCGATTGGCCTAAAACCTTATGAAAAAGGAGAAGGTGCACAGTTTTTTAAATCTGCCGAAGGCAAGACAGGTAGGGAACGTACTCTTAGAGAAGACATGTTATCTATCTCAGACGCAGGAGCACCTACAATAAACCCAGAGGCACCTGGACAGACTCACCAAGTACCAGGCACATTACCTACTGGAACAGATCCATTATTCTTAGCTGGGCCTGGGAAAAAGACTTCTAAAAAGAAGAAGACTATCGGTAAGAAGGTCTTAAGCTTTGGAGATTTCTTGAAAGACAAGTAATTTTGCCTTTAAATCTGACCTTTAATAAATAAAAAAAAGAAAGATAAATGGGGCTTTTCAAAGGAGGTAATGGGGTAAACGAAAACTCGGAGATTGAGTTTGCGGCAAACAGCCAAGCATCTGCAAACATTGTTAGTGGCGTAACTCCATATCAAGCTAATATAGATGCTGCAATAGACGGCTCCGGTAATCAGCCGATTCGAATAATCGCTACCGAATCTATCTTTAACCCATTCAACGTGTTTAGGTATTCAAAGTTCGGAAAGGCGACAGTAGGTCCAGCCGGAGGAACCGGCAATCCTGGAAGCCACGAACTAGACCCATACAAACTTACGTATAAAAACAGTCCACGCGAAGTTGGAGAAAACTCAGAAGTAAAAACTGAAGATCTAAGGCAAAGGATGGTTGACCACAATCCGAGCGCTAGTAGAATCTGTCAATGGGCAAACGAACAGGCAAAGGACGCCACTAATTCAGCAGGCCCACTATATCCATATCCATATGCAATAACTGACTTTCTATGGTGTAAATACTATGGAAAGATCCCAAACAATCGACTAATAACGCTTAGACGATATCCGACTCCAGTCGAAGATAACTTAATGGTAAGTAAGGATGTCTTGCCACTGGTTCCCATCGCACAGGCCGTGACTTGGTTTGGAGAAGGCACCGGGAATACGTTGGGTGAGTTACTTGCCCTAAGCTGGGGACTTTCTTGGACAGACAAAACAGCAGACATGCAAGATGTTGAAGGTAATGAGGTAAACGTTGCTGCCTTGCTTGATGCTGCAGGAATACCTGAGGATCAAAAATTCTTAAGACAGGCTCTGATCGCTACCCTAGGTCAGTCACAAAACGTTGGAATGTCTGCAAGCGGAGCGGACGTTAAGCTACAGGACTATGATAAGGACGCATATGGAGATTCAGGACCCTACTGGAACCGTGTGTTGGGACCAGTCAACGTGATAAGTAAGACTAAGATGAGATCTAAGGGATTAGAATTCGGTGAAGGCGCCAAGCCGATATCAGTAGACTTTGAATACAACCTAAGGACTTGGGCAGGAGCAAACCCTAAGATGGCTTTTCTGGATCTTCTTTCTAACTTCCTATCCTTAACCTACAACACTGCTCCTTTTTGGGGAGGAGGAATAAGGTACTTCCAACAGACTGGGTTTCTTGCTCCTGGGTTTAATACTGATAACTTAGAAAGAGGAAATAACGTTCAGGGAATGTATGACGTTCTAAGCGGAACTGGAGCACAGTTCTTAGGAGCAGCACAAGACCTTAAGGCTTGGGTAGACGGACTTCAAAAAAATCTAACTGGTGAAAAAAGTTTAGAAGATTGGACTAAGGCCTTAACTGAGAGTGCAGGTAACTCTAAGTTCGGTCAGATATTTGCAGGAGGTCGACTTGCCGGTCTGACTCAAAAAGGTCTAATGATGAGATCTTTATTGGACGGCCGAGCCGTGGGTGAATGGCATCTAATGATAGGTAATCCGATGGAACCTATGGCAGTAGTCGGCAACCTAGTATTGGACACGTGTAGCCTAACATTTGGGGAAGAACTAGGAGAAGACGGTTTTCCGACCACTATGAAGTTTACGGTAGGTCTACAACACGGACGACCTAGAGCAAAACAAGACATAGAGTCAATGTTTAACTTGGGTGGAGGCCCATTGAGCTCAAGCCCGTTGGCTCCTCCTTCTAGTGCATCCAACACCTTTGGTGAAAATAATTCACTTAGAATGGCGAGTTACTATAATTCTCCAATACAGGCAGTAGACGGTGTTAAGAACAAGGCAGCAGGTCAGGACTCTCCTCCAGCAAAAACAACGACGGTCGGTAAGTATACGGCCAGTCCTGACGTTCAGGAGGCGTTAAAGAATAGAGACGCTGCATCAGAAAACCTAAACAATTACTTTAAGCCAGCGGTGGCTAGAGCATATGGAACTAACTTTGCGAATTCAAACATTCTACCTAGTTATTTCTTCAACCGCGTAACAAAAGATTAATGAGATATGCTGACTAGTAAGATACTAACTAAGAAAAAGATTTTTAAGACTGCTGTTGGTGACATCATAGACGATCTAATAAGCTCAACGTTTAGGTATCCTGAACGAACGACTACGTTGGGTCCAGTAATGGTTAAGGAAGATGAGGCAATGCGACCAGACAGGCTAGCAAACAGGATATATTCTGACTCTTCTTTGTGGGACGTTATCCTAAAGTTTAATGGGATATCTAACCCGTTTTCCTTTGAGCCTGATGAGATAATATTTGCGCCTCAGATGCAAGTGATGATGAAGAGCTTAACGAATCCTAGGATAGTTCCTGAAAAAGGAATGGCTGGCGTAGCAAACGAGAATGAGAAGGCACTAATAAACCCTAAGACGAATAAGGACAAGAAGATGCTTGAGGCCCTAAGAAAAAAGGTGAATGAGATAGTTCCTCCAAACGTTAACAAGACTGGAGTCAAAAACGTTGTCTCTAGGGACGGAATAGTTGTGCTTGGCGGAAGCATGAGCCAATCTAAGGAAGCAAACACTACAGGTTCACTAAGCAGGTCTAGGGTGATAAACAACTTAAATAACTCTAATAACTTATAGCATGGCATTTAATCAAATTTTAAAGAAGACTCTTGATGCCACTCTAAAGCTAGTTGAGTTGAGTGATGTTGATGACTCTAACGAGAAGGAATCAGTATCTCTGTTAAAGAAGCCGCAAACCAAACCCACGACCGCACAAAAGGCCGGTCGAGACGAACCTTTCATAAAGATTAACGGTTACTCGGTTTTGAACATAGATTCATTGGTAATAGACGAGACCGATTTCGTGCCTAAGGTACACTTGGTTTTTGTTGACGCTGCTGGCGAGTTTAACGGAACTGCATTTCCTAAGACTAACATGATAATGAGTGTCTATGTCAAGACGGCAAACAGTAAGTTTCTGCCTTTACGTCAAGACTTTTTGATAACTTCAATAAGATCAATGGCACCTTCACGAGGAGGAACAGACATGGGATCTACAGGAATAGAGTATGTGATAAAGGGAGAGTTATTTGTGCCTAGGCTCTATAACAATGTATCTAAGAGTTATCCTAACCTAACTTCTAGGGATGCCTTATTTAAGGTAGCAGAGGAGTTAAAGATAGGATTTGCTGAAAATGCGGTCGCTCCGATTGACACCATGACTTGGATCAACTTTAACACGAGTCCAGCAAACTTCATAAAGGACGTGGCTAGCCATGCGTACCAAGACGTAGACTCCTTTTTTACTGCATTCATAAGCAAGGAATACTGTCTTTGTTATGTTAATGTAAATGAGCAGATGATTCCTGGAGAGTCAGACCAGACCTTTGTGAATTATACTAATGCAGCAGCAGTAGACCTAAACTCACAAGCAAAATTCGATGATGAAAGCGGAACCGTCCTTAACTTCTTAAGCACGCTTAGCTCAAGCAAAGGCAAGCCGAATTACATAATGGAGATGACTCTTATCTCAGACCAAGGACAGATATTAAAGTCAAACGGTTATAAGAAGAAGGTCTATTACTATGACCAGTCACTGACTTCTGAACCTTCTGAGAAATTCATAGACTATTTCGTGGCTCCGACAAACACGGTAGGCCTACCGGAAGATCAGATACTTTTGCCTGAACCCGAAGGACTAAGCGATATTGGGCTAAAGAAATGGATGAATATCGAGTATGGTAACACTCACTCTAAATGGAATCACGCAAGGGTGACTAACGATGTAAACCTAAAGGAATTAGAAAAGATTTATATGAAGATTACCCTTGATGGAATAAACTTTCAAATCATACGAGGTTCGGTGATTCCATTGGTGATATCACAAAGGGTTGCCCAGCAAGTAAGAAAGGAATTTAGCAAAGAAAACTATGAGGAGGTATTAGACCAAAACGAGAGTCCAGAAAACGAGGTGCCAGACAAACAGTTAAGCGGAAAGTATTGGGTCAAGGCTGCAAAGTATCACTTTGATGGATCTACTAAGAAATTTCAAACCGAACTCTTCTTAGCTAGAAGAGAATGGGTTCCTTCTAAAAAAATAGAAACGCCTAATGTATAACTTTTTCAATGTCACTAGAAACGTAAGCACCTTTAAAAGAGGTTATGTTACTGACCCATACGATGAACCTACTTATCTTAGCTTTGGGATAGACTTTCACTTTGAAGGACTTGATCCTCTTACTGAGTATTCGCTTTGGGACAGCCCACTGTTCGCTAAGGGAAGCACAGCCAATCCAAACTCAGCTAGAAGCTATTTAGGATCGATCGGTAGAAACTACATGGAAGAAGCACTAGGTACGTTTAGAGGCCTGCTTGAGTTCGTCTCTACCCAGGCACCATGGTATTTCCAAGGCATTACTGGACTAGAAAAGCTGCATGCGGCTTCGACTGACATGTTCAAGGCAAAGAAATACGATCAGGTACTAACCATTGATACGCTTGAGGCAGTCGATCTTAGGATAACTCAACTGGCTAACCTTTATAGGTCAGCGATATATGACAAGGCAGCACTATTAGCCAGAGTTCCTGAAAACCTTAGATGGTTCTCAATGGACGTTTGGGTCGCGGAAACTAGAAACATTAGGTTCGAGATTCCAGGACTTGCAGGTAATGCCGCAAACGCGCTAGGGATAAACACGGCCGCAATAAAC